ATCAAGCCCACTACGCTGAGCCGCTCCGCGCTGCTCGTCGGTGCACTGGTTGCCCAGCAGCCACCCACGCAGGGCGAGGTTGCTGTCACGCTGGGCGCGGCGATCGTTGAGATCGCGGGTGTAACCAGGTCCGTCATTGCTCTCAATCGGCATCGCTTGGCTCCTTTTGCTTGTCCATTTCTCCATTATTTCGAGCAGGCGGATCTGGAGATTTTCCAAAGCGCGACCTGGCTCAGCCGCAGGAGCAGATGCGACTGCCGCATCCACGCTCTCGCTAATTACATCGCCAGCCATAGCCTCCTCGAGCGCAACTACGCGCGCATCAAGCTCAGCGACCTTGGCGGCGACCGCATCCATAGCGGCCTGGTCCTCTGGAGGTAGAGCCCGATAGGACTCGACCAGAGCGGACCGCTCGGTCAAAAGCGCCTTGATTTCTCGTACTGAAACACTCATGTGAGACTCCATTGATAAAATTATGTAGTAATACTAACAACACAGATACACGATCACAGATACTCGCCCAACGACCGCTTGCGGAAATTCTCTACCAGCCACGCATCCCTCACCCGATTGCGACCACGCGGCATCGATCGCAGAGCCACCGTGGTATCCGGGTAGGCGGGCATTGCCACCACAGACACCTCACGCAGATCGACCGCCGTCAGCATGCGCAGCGGCAGCCCGTTGTCGATCTCGCCCGGCCAGTTATCACCGCCTGGACGCACCAGGAAACCAAACGACATCTGAGACACATCACCACGCATCACCAGCGTTTTTAGGTCGTTTGCGTATGTCGTATCAGGCAGGTCAATCTCAACACGCAGGCCGACCTCATCAGTCGACAGGATCAGTGTTCCTGCGCTGCGCCTGCCCAGCACCAGCGTCGAATCGTGGCCGAGCAGAGCGCGGATGTCGGCGCTTTCATTCAACGATTGATCAAACGCACCAGGTGCGATACGCTCACGAAAACCGCCTAGGTCTTCGCTGGGCAATCCGTATTTTGCAGCGTAACCGACTAGCCGATTACCAACTGCAGATACTGGCGCCACCCGCCGCTCATAGCCGATAACCATAATTAAACTCCTGCGCTGGGTGGTGGTACATCTCCTGCAGCGACACCCGGAGCAGAATCGGGTGCCGGGGCAGGAGGCGCTGGAACCAGCGCAGGAGTGATCGCATCAAATATTGCAAAGATTATCTGCGGCGACAGGAACGGGAACGATGCGCCTGCGATCGCCTTTGCGCTGGCGACTGGTATTGTCCCGGCTCCGACCTGCACCACTAGATCGACCAAGCTTGCGATCTGCGCTCCGTTTAGTGCAGTTGCGGCCACGTCTACGGAAGGCGCTGTAGCGGCAGCACCCGCATCAGTCGCCACTGGCAGTGCGTCAGGAGACGCTACCACTCCCAGCGCAGGCGCTGCCGACGGCGCAGACGCACCTGATGGCGATCCGATCGATTGCATGTTCAAGGGCTGGAGGTACTGGTCACCACCAGGGATCGGCTCGAGGTTTTCCCGTGCGCGGATCTCGTTGACCGAGAGCCATCCCCAGTTGCGACCGATTGCATATGCAGCGTAGCGCGCCGCCTGGTCAGCCCGAAGCATGCCGTCTACCAGGTGCTCGAAATACAGCACCTTTTTCTCGGCTGGATTCAAGAGCTTGCACGCTAATTCTTGCTCAAATCGGATCAACCACGGGCGCAAAGTCTCAGTTAGAAACGCAAGATTTTCTGCTTCCATCGACGAGTAGGTCTGCCCCGATGTATCACGCAATTTTGATGCAGGAATGTTAAACCAGCGTGCGATTTCGCTGACCTGAAACTGTCGAGTCTGCAAAAACTGCGCATCATCGGGCGGTGTACCCGAGGTAGACCATTTCATGCCCTCCTCGAGAATCGCCACACGGTGAGCGTTTTCGATGCCACTGTGGAGGCGCTCGTAGTCCGCTCGCAGCCTAAGCCGCGCATCATCGCTCAGCCTGCCAGGATGCTCGAGCACACCAGTAGGACGAGCGCCCGCACCAAAGAACTTTGCCCCGAATTTTTCTGTAGCCATGGTCAGGCCGATTGACTCTCGAGCCATCCTGACCACCGAGTAGCCGATCGTGCCGTCACCACCGAGCCCACGCAAATGAAGCATATCGCGGCTCGGGATCTCGATCTGGCCACCGTTCGGCTGCGTGATCGTGTAGTGGATCTGTGCATCACTGCCGCGCCGCACTTGAACGCGGGCAGGAGGAATCAACCACAGTGCCACTGGTGTGCCGTCGAACCGACGCTCGATCTCGGCGTAGCCGTTACCCGCCAACAGTGCGTGCGCATACAGCGCTTCTCGCCACACAAGCGAGCCGACACCAGGGCAGGGCTCGTCTCGCAGGAGATCGTACACCGCGTGCCCCGTGGCGCGTATGCGTGCACCACCCGCACCGACACGATAGGTGATGAGCGGGAGACTTGCGGCGCTTTCGCTGATTACCCGAACGGCAGACCAAACCGCCGAGCAGGTGAGCGCAGTAGACTCTGTGACGCTGATCCCAGCGTCAGACATGCGGCCACCAAACAGCTCGACCAGCGCAGGATCTCTTAGCCCGGTGATGGCACCGCGCCCCGAAAACAGCCCTTTAACTCGATCCCAGATATTAGCCATGGCAGGAGTGTACTACCACACCATCACGATCAGAGCGTGGAGATACCACGACCCTCATACACCGACACGCCTTTGACCTCGCCCATGCGAGCCCGTGCCACCGCCATAATTGCCGCAACGCACAGGTCTATCTTTTCCGTCGATTTGGATTTGCTCGGTTTGATATTTCCAGCAGCGTCCTGCTCGATCACCGCATTACCCACGCACCAGCGCAGCACCGGATGCGCGTCATGTTGTATACGCTGCGACAGTACAAGAGTTTCAAAATCTTTTGCGGCTGGCGACATCGACGCATAACCTTGGCCGAACGCCACGACGTTGATGCCCTCGGCTTGCAGTTCCTGCGCCAATTGCGCCGCATTCCACCTGTCAATGCAGATCTCCTTGAGCTTGTATTGCTGTGCAATTGCCATTATTTGCGCCTTAATTTTCCCGTAGTCGATCACCTCGCCGTCGAGAATAGTGAGGTGACCTGACGCGCCCCAGGTGTCGTACCTCGTTTTATTTTTCCGCTCACGGATCTTGATAATCGCAGCAGGAGCCCAGCAGTAAGATTTTAGCCAAACCTTGTCGTCTACTGGAAATGCCAGCACCAGGGCGCTGATATCCTGTGTCGAGGACAGATCCAGCCCAGCCCAGCACTGGCGACCCTCGAGGTCAGGCGGTGTGCCGCCGCACTGATCCCACCTGTCGAGACCGATCCACCTGGTAGACGATAGCGTCCACTGGTTAAGGTGCAGTCTACGGAACGACTGCTCGCGCCCTGGGCTTGCCTTCGCTTCGAGCACGGCTTGCGTAAAATAATCACTACGCACCGACACGCCGTAGCCAGGATTTGCGCGCTTCCACACCGCCTCGCTGGTCCAGTCCTCAGACTCCTCGGCGCCATAGATCACCGCCAGAAACGCAGGATCTACCACCGTGCCAGCCATCACCGCCCGAGCGTACGCGTGGAGCTCGTAACACAGTGACTCGCGGTCGTAGCCTGCGGTGGTGATAGCCAGCGTGACCGGCTGCCGTCGGGCTCCAGTCGAGGTGACCAGCGTGTCCCAGAGCTCTCGATTGCGCTGGGCATGCAATTCATCCACAATAATTGCCGAGCAGCTCATGCCGTGCTTGGTGTATGCGTCGGCGCTAATTGCACGATATCGGCCACCTGCCTTGGTGACTATTTCTTTTTTTAGCACGGTGCATCGTGTCTGCAGAAGCGGCGACGAGCGCACCATAGACGCGGCGATGTCGAAAACGATAGACGCCTGCTCACGGTCCGCCGCTGCCGAGATAACCTCAGCGCCCGGCTCGTGATCGGCAAACAGCGAGTACAGCGCCAGACCAGCGCATAGAGTAGACTTGCCGTTTTTGCGTGGGATTTCGATGTATGCGGTGCGATATTGCCGCAAACCATCAGGGCGAATAGTGCCGTAGAGAGGTAGGATTATGTCCTTGTACTGCCACGATGAGAGCTTAAACGCTTTGCCTGCCAGCTCGCCCTTAGAGTGAGTAAGGCAGGCGCGGAAAAACAGCCGCACATTCTCCGCTCGTCTGCGGATTAGCCTCCCAACAGCCGGAAGATCGCTGCCGTCGGCTGCTCGCCCGCTATCGCCTCTCCCTGCGTTTCGGCTGGGATTCGCGCGCCTGCTCGCGCTTTCGGCGTCAGGTACAGCAGGCTGAGCAGACCCGCCACCCGCACCTCGATCCTGCCCACCTCGGCGTAGATCGGGTGCATCGCCAGGTTCCCCTGACCGTTGGTGACGCACGGATCCGGCAGCGCATCCAGCCGCGCGGTGAGAGATTTCATGCGCGCCATCAGTTTGGCGGTTAGTGCCACTATCTCGATATCTGATTTGCCGCCCATCGTCAGACTGGCCATTGCTCCCCGGATCCATGCGTACTGCTCCTGCTCGTGATCTGTCAGCTCAGGCGCTGTAGTTGGTAACGGCCCACCAGGTCGCATCCAGCCACTGCGGTCTACCGCACGCCTGCCTCGAATTGCCATTTATTTGCTCCGTGTCGTGTAGAGATATGGAAACAGACTGCAGCTTTCGTAGGTCATACCGCACCCGGCATTGGTCTCGCTACCGGCACCACACCCGCCGCTGCTAGCGAATCTGCATAACTCCACGCCTCACCTATTTTGGATACACTTAGTGGGTCATTAGTCGCCGCCAATATTCCTTCCGGATTGCTGCACCGCCAATAACTCACACCCGGAGTGCTGGCCAGCCCGATAGCCTCCAGTGCTTCACGAATTTCTTCCGTCACGCAGAACGCAGCACCGTAACTGGTCACCGGATCGGCTCCAGTAGCGGATAGTCCTTGTCCGTAATTTGCTGGATTCGCTGGATTTCTCGGTGTTCCGTCATCTCAAGGAAACGCAA